TTATTGGCTATGCTCAGCCTATATCTAGTGGGGTATATGCCCGTGCGACAGATGCTTTTGCAGATGGCACTACTGGCACAGTAAATGCTGTTCGTATTTTAGGTAACGATAACCAAGTTGCCTTTGCAATCAACGGTTCAGGTATCTGGCTACAACATCCAACAGAGTTGGTTGAATCAGGACAAATTCGTTGTGCTCGTATCCGTTATGACACTATGGAAAACAAAGCATGGAAGCGTATCCGTATCCGCACATCTGATGACTTAGCAGGTGGCGATATTGAAATTTACAAGATTGGTCCGACATCGGACACTGTTATTACTACATTGTATGAAGGTAACAGCACTACTGCTGATATTGATTTAGGTGATGTGTACGCAACGGCAGGACCTGATGCATCGTTTAAACTTACCCTTACCCGTAACTCTACTGATGCAACCACTGGTCCAGTAGTAGTGGGCATTGCTGTCAAGGCTTTGCCTACACCTACTCGTGCTCGTGTGCTGCAGATTCCTTTGTTCTGCTACGACAGAGAGACAGACAAGACGGGTAACATGATTGGCTATGAGGGCTACTCAAGAGAGCGTTTGAACGCACTAGAAACTATCGAAGCCAACGGGCAAACAGTTATTCTTCAAGACTTTAACCAAGGTGGAGAACCAACCGAAGTCATTATTGACCAAGTTACCTTCACTCGCTCTACCCCCGCTGCTCGTAACTACACAGGCTTTGGCGGGGTCATCACGCTCATTGCCCGTACTGTTGTATAAGGAGAACAATGTAATGACTACTGCAAATTGGGCTGGACTAATCGTATCTGTAATAGCAATCGTATCTGCGTTTGCTGGTTCAGTTAGATGGTTAGTCAAGCACTACCTCAGTGAACTTAAGCCCAATTCTGGCTCAAGCCTCAAAGATTCGGTTACAAGGTTAGAGGAAAAAGTGGAAATCTTGTATCAGGTTATGTTACAAAGGTTAGATAAATGATTCCTTTAGCAAAGAGGGCTACGCCTGCAGCCATTGCAGTGCTTCGTCAAGCAACTGCTCACTTTCCTAAGCGCAAGAAAGCAAGCGATGGTTTACTTCCATCGGCTGCACATGTGCATCAAAACCCAAACTCTGACCACAACTCAGGTTATGCAGTTGACATAACACATGACCCGACTAATGGAATTGATTGTTCTTTTGCCTTTATTAAATTGCAATCAGACCCACGAGTTAAGTATCTGATATTTAATGGCAAGATTTGGTCTAAAGAAAAAGGCAACAAGGATTACACAGGACCAAATAAGCACACAAAACATCTACATATCTCCATCAAGGAAACTTGTGGTGATGATACCTCTCCATGGTTTACATGGTTAGGTGCACCAAAAACAATAAACAAAGTAAAGGCTAACCTACCCAAGCCTTTGCCTAAAAAGAAGGAGAACAAATGAACAAGAAGAAGTTAGAAGCAATTATTGCTACCTACCTACGCGCTGCTGCTGCAGCGGTTATTGCGCTTTACCTTGCTGGAGTAACAGAGCCAAAGGCTCTACTATCAGCAGGAGTTGCTGCCATTGCAGGTCCATTGCTCAAGGCACTTGACCCTAACGCACCAGAGTTTGGTCGCAAGAAGTAAGTTTAAACAGATTAGCCCCTCGCTTTTAGCGGGGGGCTTTTTTGCTTTCCCAATCTTTATTTGTTTGTGTCTTAAGACGGTGGCAGTTGGCACATAGTGTCTGTAGATTTGCCATGTCATTGTTCTGATGGTTGCCATCTATATGGTCAATGTCCAACTGGCTACGGTGCACGGCTACAAAGCCACACTCCTCGCAGTAATCCTTCTTGTACTTGGCTAACTTAACACGATTAACATTGGACTTAGTGCGACAGGAGAAGTAACCGCGTTGCTTTAACTTAAGTCTTGTGGGTCCACACACTGCACAGATACCCCATCGCTTATCTGGGTTCTTGAGCAGCAGACGATGCTGCTTATCCCCCTGTGGAGTAGAATCCAGAGGCATTAAACTTCACTGGTATGGGGGAATAAACCTGAACCATGGATTGTTCGCAACACACTGGTGCCCAGTCGCTACCCATTGGTTTGTCTATCTCTTGCACTCCACCGCAAGTGTTACATTTGTAATCATACTTTGCCATTGAGTAATCGTTTCAATATGTTTATCCTTCGCAAGCGTGCTCGCTGCTCTGTCTTAATACCTAACTTGTAAGCCAAAAAAAAAGTTGTGATATTGCTCACAATAAAAATTGATACATAAATTATTTTAATCAACTGGTGTTGGTACTTTCACTAAGGCTCCACATAGAGCACACTCTGCATCAACAAACCACAGGCTCATCTCGCCATCTTCAAACATGCAACCCACTTTAAAAAGCATTGAGCCACACATACATACATGTATAGGACCAAGGCTACGCAAGTCTGCTCCGATGGGAGCGGTAACGCCCGCTCGGTTAAGGAACCTCGCTAGTCCTCTACTTAATCTGTTCAACACGAACAGCAGTGTACACATAAATAAATTACATCCGTGTAATTATCCTCGGCGTGTCGCACAATAGAGCAGGGATTGTGTAGTAGTCTCCTCTATTGAAGGAGAAACAATGACACTTGAACTCGTAACAGGTAAGAACTATGTCTCTCACTCCGCCATGTCAACATGGCTTGGGTGCGGATGGCAGTATTACCTCTCTCGTGTACAGCATGTAGCCGAAGCGCCATCCTATTGGTTGGCTGGGGGCAAGGCAGTCCACGAGTGTACAGAATACTACGACATAAAGCCAGAAGGGTTTGACCCAGTAGCCATGTTTAATGAGCGATGGGAACACAACTACAAGATGGTTGATAACGGCATGCCTTGGCGTGCTGGTGGTCGTGCAACCAAGGCGTATCCAAACAAAGAAGATGCCTCTTGGTGGTTAGCCAATGGTCCAAAGATGGTTGACTACTGGATTCAGTTCAGAGAAGAAAGCGGATGGAAGATTTGGGAAACTCCCGCTGGCATCCCCGCTATTGAAACTGAGATGAATCAGACGATTAAGGGTGTAAACATTAAGGCGTTCCTAGACCGCGTTATGGTTGCACCATCTGGAGAGTTGGTAATTGTAGATATTAAGACAGGTGCTGAGCCTAAGTCTCAAGCACAACTTGGTATCTATGCTGTGCTCGTGGAGAAAACCTTTGGTGTTCGCCCCGAACTTGGCAGTTACTTCATGGCACGCACAGGGGAACTAACAACACCTGTCAGCCTTGACCGATACACTGAGTCTCGCCTCGGCAATCAGGTTAAGGGCTTTGAACTAGCAGTTATCAATAATATCTTTATACCAGCACCTGGGTTTATGTGTGGCACTTGCTCAGTAAACTCAGCATGTTATGCAGTGGGTGGCAAAGACTCACATCTCTATCCCGAAGTAAACATAGGAGAATAAAATGGCTAACGAATCAGCAGCAATTCAGATTAACTTCAAGACAAAGCGTGACGGCATGTTGATTAACCTTCGTGCTAACGATGCTATTGAACTTGACTCACTCATTGATGGATTAACACAGCGCCTTGCTGCGTTGATTGACCTTGAGCAGACAGTAGAAAACATGGCTACACCACAAGCACCAGCACAGGTTATCGCTGCTGCTTTCCCTAACGCACAGGTTGTAGAAGCGCCTAGTTGGGCTGCACCACAAGCAGCACCAGCAGTAGCAGGCTATGCACCATCACGACCAGTGCCTGAGTGCACATGTGGTGGTGGAGCAATGCGCCATGTACCAGCAGGTATCGCTAAGTCAACAGGTCGCCCATACAAAGCGTTCTATGCATGTCCTAAGCCACAAGGTGCAGCATGCCAGAACAAGGTACCTGCATAACTCATGCGCCTACTCAGCCGTGCTATTAAGACAGAATCACGAGGGGGTGCAACACTTCCAACAGTGTGGCAATCCTTTGCTGCCAATCAAATAGCAGTCCGTTACGGCGAGGTAAGTATGATTGCTGGACCGCCAGGGGCAGGCAAGTCAACGCTTGCTCTGTCCTTGGCAGTCCGTGCAAAGGTACCTACTCTTTATATTTCTGCGGATACACACTCACACACGATGAGCCTACGCTTGCTTGCTTTACTAACTGGTAAGGCACAGCAAGAAGTAGAACCAATGATGGAGATTGACAGAGACTGGGCAGCACAAATGCTCAAGCCTGCTGACCATATCTACTGGGAGTTTGATTCCTCACCAACACTTAAGGATATTGAGGATGCAGTTCTTGCTACTCGTGAACGCTTAGGTGCTGATGTGCAGTTGATTGTGTTGGACAACGCAGTAGATGTAAGCATGGATTCCCAAGACGAGTGGGGTGGGTTGCGTACCCTAATGAAGGAACTTAAATGGTGGGCTAGAGAAACTGGAGCAGCCGTTGTTGTGTGTCACCACACTAGCGAAGGCGTACCTGGTAACCCATGTCCACCACAGAAAGCCCTTCACGGTAAGGTTGCACAAACTCCATCACTAATTCTTACAGTACATAACCAGCAGTCAACAATGGGTGTGTGTGCAGTAAAGAATCGTTACGGACCCGCCGATGCAACTGGTGGCACGCCAGTCTGGTTATCGTATGAGCCAGCAAGTATGCAGATATTAGATGTTGTGTCTTACGAAGCAACAAAATTATTTTAAGGAGATAAAATGGGTGAGTTAATTATGGAGAAGTTGGACAGTCCTTGGACTCTAACGGTAGTAGAAAACGCAGGCGAGATACCTGCAAATAAAGTTGAAGATGAAATTGCTGTGCCAACTAAGACATTGCTTGTAGATATTAAGGCACAACTTATGGTCGTACCCCGTACCCTTTCATATACAGTAGGTTGGAGAGCACTTGTTTGGCAGAATAAAGAAAGCGGTGCGTTCTTGGACCTCACCGAAGAAGAACTCAATGCATATAACAATGGGGGCATCGTCACTTTCACAAGAGGAAGTGAGCAAGATGCTAAAAAAGATGAAGGTACCAGCGCAGATTCAGGAAGCGATACTCTCTGAGTTACCCAATGTTATTGAGCAGATAGATGAAGCAACTAAACAGATATACGACCCCAATACTATTTGGCTAGAGGCTATTCAGTTTGCAGATTACATTGAACAACTTGGTAAACATCTTCGTGAACCCCATGGCGATGAGTGCGTTGCAGATATTGCGGAGCAGGTAATCAACATGGCTAATTCATTTAAAGATATGGGCGAGAGCGCCCTCAAAGTTCTTGACGAGACAGAGGATATACATGGCTAATAGTAATCAGGAAACATTATCTCTTGGTTGGTGCGATAACGGTATGGTAGATGGGAAGTTTGCCGAAGGTATCATGTATACCACGGTGACTGCACCATCACACAAGATGGCAATTAACAATGCTATCCGAGTGCAAGGTAATCAGATTGGCAGACAGCGCCAAGCCTTGATGGACATGTGGTATGACAAAGTAAAGACAGACTGGTTGTTATGGGTTGACTCTGACATCGTACTTACGACAGAAGTTCTTGGCATGCTATGGAAGATAGCCGACAAGAACACCAAGCCAGTTGTATGTGGTACTTACTTTATCTCTAAGCAGATGGAGTCATCACTCATGCAACCTATGCCTGCTTTATTCCATGAGATAAGCGAGTATGAGATTAGATATCTACACCCACTGCCTAAGGATGAAGTAGTAAAGGTTGACTGTGCTGGCTTGGGTCTTACCCTGATGCACCGCAGTGTTGTTCCTAAGTTGCGTGCCGTATCACCCGACTACTCAGTGTTTGCTGAGAAGGAAGGGTTGGGAGATAAGTATGTTGGCGAGGACATTGTGTTCTTCCGCAACTTAAAGAAGGCAGGCGTTGATGTGTATGCACACACTGGTGCAGTTGTTAAGCACATGAAGCGGTTTGCTTATGATGAGAATTACTATGCCCTGTACTGGCAGGCAGCAGCAGCAGCAGAAAGGCAGACAAATGGCGACACAACAGCAGAGTAATAAACGCAGAGGCGCAGCCTTTGAGATTGACCTTGCCGATTGGTTCATTGACGAGGAGTACGAAGCGCAACGCTTACCTCGTGCTGGTCGCAATGACATAGGCGATGTCTTTCTTAAGACAGTAAATGATTCTTATGTCATCGAAGCCAAGGCACCACGGCGTGATGGCAAGGTGGATTTATCTGGCTGGATTCGTGAGGCACAGGTAGAGGCAGAGAACTATCGCATTGCTAAGAAGTTAAAGGTAGCACCAACGCCATTGGTTATCATCAAGGCTTCTAACAAAGGCATTGAGGAGTCCTATGTAGTGCAAAGGCTCAGTGATGCTATTGCAAAACTCTAAGCATGACCTTGCCAAGGTACTAGAACATTACGGATTTGATATACCCCAAGGTAAGCGTGGCTGGATAACAGTTCGTTGTGCCTTTCACGGAGACAGAGTAAAGTCTGCCCGTCTTAATACAGAAAACGGTGGGTTCAGATGTTTCGGCTGCGACATGGCTGGCGATGTGTACTCAATCATTATGAAGAAAGAAGGAGTTACTTTCAATGAGGCTAAGCAAATCGCAGAGAGAATTACTGGAGAGAGCAACGGAGAACTACGGTCAAAACCTCGTGGAGATTCTTCCGTATCTGGAGAGTCGCGGTATAACAGAAGCCACGGCTCGTATGTTTCGCCTCGGCTTCGTAAAGAATCCTGAGATTGGACACGAGCCATACGCTGGTAAGTTATCTATCCCATACATGACACCATCGGGTTGCATTGACATACGCTTTCGTGCCTTAAGTCAGGATGCTAACGGACCGAAGTACATGTCACGCCCAGGGGCAACGACTCACATCTATAATATCAACGCACTTAATGACGACACAACATCGTTGGTTGTATGTGAAGGTGAGTTGGATACAGTCATAGCAACACAGGCTGGGTTCACTGCCATCGGATTACCTGGTGCTAACAACTGGAAATCTTTTTATGCCCGCGTGTTGGCTGATTGGGATAAAGTAATCCTACTATGTGATGGTGACAACGCTGGTCGTGAGATGGCTAAGAACCTTAGTCGTGAACTAGACAATGTGTTCCCTGTCTTTATGCCCGAAGGTCAAGATGTTAATGATGTCTACCTTGCCGAAGGCGCAGAAGGATTGCATCGGCGAGCAGGCATAGGTGGCTAACCTATCTTCGTTTGACTTAGACTTTGGTTACGGTAAGTACGGTGAGGACTTAGTAAAAGAGTTACTCACCAAGGGCAAGACAGTAGAAGTAAAGCGTGACCGCAAGTGGCACATGACTGGCAACTTATATGTTGAGGTTGAGTGTTGGTATCAGAGGTCGCAATCGTGGGAGCCATCAGGTTTAATGGCAAGCGAGGCTGACTATTGGGCATTTGTATTGGAGCAAGGTGTCATCATGGTTCCGCGTTCTCATGTACACTATGCATTAAGACAGAATGGTAGAGAGATTACTTGTGAGATTCCCCCGAACAGAAGCAAGGGTTATCTCATTACAGTTAATGATTTACTAGAGGCGATGAGGGCACTAAAGGATGACTGAGAAGGATGCACTATGGGAAGTTGTCTATCGGTGTGCTCGTGCCTCGGCTACTAGATGCACTCGTATCCATCGCAACCTAGTCACTGCTGATGATGTGTTCCAACACCTTAACCTATGGGCATTAGAACACTGGCATAAGATTGAGGAGTGGGAAGGGCAAGACTCTCTCACCTTTAAACTCAAGCGCACATTTAACAATGAGTCACAGAAGTTTGCTGCTAAAGAGAGAGCGCATCGTGCTAAGTCTATGCCAGGTGATGCGTTCTATTACACACATGAGGTACTGCAAGAGTTACTCAAGGATGTGTGGGCGTATGAGTCATGGACTGCATCATCCTCACCGCGAGATGAGTTCATCTCTACATCAAGCAAACCTAGTGAGGGTATGAATCGTGAGGCTATGCTATCTGATGTAGCGTTCGGTCTTAAGAAACTAAACGAACAAGATAACCTGCTGTTGAATCGTAGGTTTGCAGATGGTGGCACAGATATAGATGCATTAGCCATTGAGTATTCAGTAAGTGACGAGGCTATCCGCAAGCGTGTATCTCGTGCACTTACTAAGTTACAAGACAGACTCGGTGGTGAGCAACCACAATGGAACAACCGCAGATACCGCAAACCAGACAAGGAGCAAGAGCAATGACAATAACAAGTGAGTTTAACTGGCGTATGTTTTGTATCGGAGTAGTACATTACAAGCATCTTAAATGCGTTGAGTTGTACCTCGGTGGCTTAGCCATTGGTATTTGGTGGGGTATCTCTAAGTGATTATTTGATTGAGTGGGTACGCACAATCAGGTAAAGATGCAACCGCTAATTTGTTGTGTCTTAATTACGATTACCAACGCCGCGCTTTTGCTGACCCGATGCGCCATGCGTTACAGATTATTAACCCTAAGTTAGATAGCATCACTCGTGTCTCTGATTATGTAGATGATTACGGATGGGATATGGCTAAAAAGAATCCCGAAGTTCGCCGTCTATTACAAGTGTTGGGCACTGACTTTGGGCGCAAGATGATTGGCAATGATGTGTGGATTAAGATGTCACTGTCTGACTTAAGACAGGGTGACCGTGTTGTTATCAGTGATGTGCGCTTTCCTAATGAAGCAGAAGCAATCAAGAAGTTAGGCGGTACTGTGTTGCGTATCAACCGCAAGAATCACAGCGCTGTTAATGGACATCCATCTGAACATGCAATGGATAACTATATGTTTAATCATGTTATCTATAACGATGGAACGCTTGAAGATTTAAGTGATGAAGTATTTATGTTGGCTAAGGAGTTGGGTCTTAATACATAAAGAAACCCACCAGAGACAGGAGAGAATCTGATGGGCTTTTTTATGTACACCAACCACTACGCTTCCCCTTCATAGGGGCTGGTGTACCTCGGAACTATATCACGCGCTGTGCTGTGGGTCGGACACTACGATGCCATGCTGCTTGCGAATAGCAAACCTTTCCAAAGGCGTAGTCGCACCCCATACTCCGTATCTTTCCATGGCTATGCCCCATTCAAGGCAGGCTTCCATGACTGGGCACTCAACACAGATACGCTTGAGTAACTGTGCCTCACCTGGTTCAAACTTATCCTGCGCTGGGTAAAAGAACTCTGTGTCTATACCTGCACATGATGCATCCTTCCACTGCTTTGGGTCGTACTTAAGTTCATAAGATGCATAGCCTGCGCCTCGTGAACGGACTGTGTTCTGTCTTAATACACGAAAGAACTTGAACTTCATTAGTACCAACCTTTTGCTAGATGATGAGCGTATGCTCGGCATACACCCTTGCTTCCATATCTGTGCTTGATATAGCGCAAGCCCGCATCAACCTGCTTGTATCCGTCACGCGTGGGATACACCTTGATATTCTTCCATGTACTGCTGAGTAACTGAGGTATCCCCATCGCACTAGACTCTTTGTTCTTTGCTTCGGGTCGCCAGTTGGACTCGCGCATCCACAATTCATAAAGACATGGGTACTGCTCAAGCATATCCAATGCAACCAATCTGTCAATGGCATAGCGTTGGTAATCATTCTGATAGTACGCAATCACCTTGCCATGAGGTGGCTTGATTACAAGGTTGGCTGGTTCTCTCAATACAAAAAGCAAACCGAGTACGATGGCTGTGACAATCCACAGTCGGGCATGAGGATGTATATGTCTTAAGTCATTAAGCATTACTGTCCAATTTTTTCTCTGCTTCGCTGTGCAAGAAAGTATCTATTGCTTTCTCCTCTTGTTCCTTCTGCTTTAATGCACAAGGACTGCACTTCTCATACATATAATTGAATACGCGTGGGTTAATTACCACTGTGCCACACCCTAAACACTGCATAATAATCACACCTCCTTCCTTGTGTGTGGCTCAAGGCAATCAAGCATGTAGCCTAGCCCGCTTGGGTACGAGGTGGCTTCATCATCTATCTTCTGTGCCCATGCTGGCGCTGATATAAACCTACCCTCTAGGTCAAGCCATGTCACCGAGTATCCATCATGCACATCCCAATGCAGGATAACCCGCACCTCTACCCCATCTACGGTGATGTTCATGTCCTTATCAAAGGCTGTTTCTGTCTTAAGTAATGCTCCGACTTCTAACTGTGTGCTCACTTGCTATCTCCTGTCTTTAGTTGGTTGAGTAAGGATTCCATAACGCCTTGCCAATAGTCAAACGATTCATCGTCTGTCGTGGCGTTGCGTTGGTCACGCGCTCGCTTTGCAAGGCGCTGTATCTTTTTGCGTTCGGTACTATTCACGATGCATCTTCTGTCTTAAGTAACAAGAGTAAAGATTCAAGATGGTCAAGCGCCTGTTGCTTGCGCTTGTAGTTAGTACCCAGCATTTCGTTTGCTTTCTTAAGGGTGCTACCTTTGGCGGTCATCTTCATACCTGTCTTAAGTTCTAACTTAATCCATGATACGAGAGACACGAGTACATATAAGTCCACGCCTGACCCGCTTGCGCTAGTCATGTCGCCGTTCTCGTTGAACTCCATGTGCTGGTGTCC